GGCAGCGGGAGTGGCACGAGGAGCGCTGGTGACCGGTCCGCCTGGTATTGGCAAAACAACCGCCGTCGGGTTGATTGTGCGCGGGTGTGGGTACGAGTTGGTCGAATTCAACGCATCCGACGAGCGCTCCGCCTCGGCGGTACGTCGGTACTTCGATGAGGCAAAACGGAGCGGGTGCTGCGGTAAGCGGCGCGTGATTGTAATGGACGAGGTGGACGGAATGAGCACCGGTGACCGTGGTGGTATCGGTGAACTGGCGAAAGTGATTGCTGGGTGCGCGTTTCCTATCATTTGTATCGCCAACGAGCGAGGAACGCCTAGGTTGCGTCCTCTCGCATCGTGTTGCCTAGATATCCGCTTTCAGCGTCCGACAAAGACAGTCATCGCAAAGGCACTGTATGAACGAGTTGTTAAGGCGGAAAAGTTAGGATATACTGTAGCACAGATTGAGGAAATATGCGAACGGAACGGCAACGATATCCGCTCGGTCATCAATGCTCTTCAGTTCTCGGCAGCATCGCTTGTCGGTGAGGGGCTGAATGCTGGAACGAAAGACGAGCTTCAGAGGGTGGACGCCTTCTCTGCGACCGGTCGGCTCATCGGTGGCGGGGACTCTCGCGCCGTGAAAGATGACCTGGTCTTTCTGGATTACGGTATGATTCCCCTGATGGTTGCCGAAGGATATGTTGCCACCGCTGGAAAACCGCGCGGGTCGCGTCCAAATGACACAGTATTGGTTCAGCGTTGTGCTACTGCGGGCGGACATCTCGGCGACTACGATATTCTAGATCGCCGTATTCGTGGCTCGCAGACCTGGTCCCTAATGCCCTATGCTGTTTCTGCCGTTGTCTCTGCCGCAGTTTCGGTAGAGGGTATCGCGCCCTTCCAAATCTTTCCATCCTGGCTTGGTAAGCAATCCAAGCGACTCAAGCATCGCCGTTGGCTGCGTGATATGCGCTCTCGCGGGGTGCTTTCTGGTGGAAACGGGGAAGGGATGCTTGATACACTTGATTGTCTTCGGTCAATGCTGTTTATGAAGGGCAAATCGGCGTCTGAGATTGTTGGTCGACTGGTAGAGTTCGGCGCAACACGCGATGATATGCTCGAAACGATTACGGATATGACGTATAAGGAGGATATGGAACGAGTTGCGCTGGATACAAAAACCAAGGGTGGAATCACACGCGAATGGAAAAAGATCGAGACAAAAATGACTGTAGCACGTGTGAAACCGGATGCTGTGGACGAGTACGATATAGATGATGTCGATGACAGCGATGAAGAGATAGATATGCTGTAGTTCAACAATTCGTTTTTTAAACGAAAAATTGAAAACTTGGTTAGTTTTTCGGGGGGTATTTACGCCGCCATGCGGAAGCCGCCCGCCAGCTGCGAGCCGAGCGCCAGACCCGCACCCTGGCGAGACGTGAGTCCGACAGAGGGCGACAGGAGGTCCAGGATGGCGAAGACAACCGCAGCCGTCGTGGCAATTACGGCGATCTCCTCCAGCTGGGGGACCTTGCGGGGGATGATGACCATCGCTACCGCGACGGCGAGACCCTCCAGGAAATACTTGACTGCGCGGGTGAGGAGCTCCGTGCCGTTGAAACCGTCCATTGTTCTTATACTCCGGGCAAGGAAAAAAAGTGGCGCCGATGCGTTAAAGTTTAAAGATATAATTCATTCAATGCTCTAGAAACTATGTCGGACTCCACTGAAAATGATAAGAAGGAGGTTTTCCTGGAAGCCGATAAGGAAATTCCGGGACAGCACTATGTAGCACTCAGCTTTATTAGTCCGCAGAAGGTACTCAAGAATAAGGACCTCTTCTTTTTCACTGAGTTCCTCAAGGATTATGATATGCAGTTCAAAATCAAGTCAACGGAGGGTTTTGTCATGTCGGAGGTTCAGAAGGTTCAGGAGGCGGCGTCCAGAGTTCAGGATGTTGTTGAGAACGCTATCCTCAAGAAGGATAAGGCGACGGACCTCAGCGGCGCCCTCCAGGTGCTTGCCGACCTCAACGATGCTCTCCAGGTCATTAAGGATGTACGTCGCGATCTAACAAGTGATATCGCTGAGGATATGAAGACGTATGTGAAGACGAAGGTTGCCGATTTCCGCGAGTCTGCCATCAAGGAGGATTATGAGACGTTCCTCTTCAAGAACCGTAAGCGTATGGATGACGAATTCTTTGCGAAGAACGACTTCCGTACGACGGTACAGGGTGTAAAGGTTCGTGGTGTCTTTGATACGTACAACGAGGCGGTTCACCGCTGTAAGACGCTACAGAAGCTCGACCCGTCCTTCAACGTTTACGTCGGTCAGGTCGGTTTCTGGCTCCCCTGGGACCCTGAACCGCACGATATTGCCGACCAGGAATACGCGGATGACCAGCTCAACACCCTCATGAAGAAGTACAAGGAGAATGAGAAGACGCGCGATGAGCTCTACGCCGAGCACAAGGTCCTACGTATGGGTGAGGCGAAGACGAAGAAGCCCGTCATTGGCGCAAGTGTGTCAGATGAGTCGAAGCCGGCGAAGGATATGTTCGGCGACGAGGATCCGTTCATGAAGCGTAAGCGCGAGCAGGCGGAGTTAGCGGCGGCAGCTGTGACCGCCTCTGTGATGAAGTCTGTTGATTCTGCTGCGGCAGCAACAGCGGCAGCACCTGCTGAGAACACCCTTGTAACAGAGGATGGTAAGAAGCTATAAAATAAGACCTTCATGTAAATGGGGTGCCCGTACAAATATGCTCTAGGCATACCTGGACAAGGCTTTCATTCAACGCGCATCTTTGGATACGCGTTAAATGATACAATTGCTACCATTGTTTTAGCATTTGTGACCGCTTATTTGCTCAAAGTGTCATTTTTGCCTGTATTAATCTTTTGGCTAGTGCTTGGTGAAATTTTACACTACACATTTGGAACACAAACAGCATTTTTGACATCTATTGGGATTAAAGTGCCGTGTGCGTAAAATCTGCTGTGTTTGTAGAAACAACTATGCGCAGTTACTTAATGGCTGTATTCACAGCACTCCTCTTTATCGTACTTACGCCAGGAGTAGTTCTTACTTTACCGTCTAAGGCATCAAGCAAACTTGTTATTGTGGCTGTTCACGGTCTCATCTTTGCCCTGATTTATAACTTTATCCACAATGCAGTGCGAACGTTTATGAGTAAGTATGAGGGATTTCCGTCTGTCTGTAGCGCTACGCACCCCGATGGTATTTGCCCCGCAAATTACCAGTGTAATGCCAAGGGATTCTGTGTCTCGAAATTTAAGTAATTAAATAATACTTAAATATAGAAATAACTATGTTTTGCTACCTGATGACTGCGTTCACTGCCTTACTTTTCGTTGCGCTTACACCCGGCGTTCTATTAACGTTACCGTCCAAGGCGTCCAGCAAGCTTGTGATTGCACTTGTCCATGGTCTTATTTTTGCCCTTGTATACCACCTAATCCACAAGACAGTTAAGGGGGTATTACACAAGTATGAAGGGGTTTGATGATGAGGACTTCCAGGACTATGGAATAGAGGGATTTCGCCCTCCCCCTGATCTGGATGCCCTTTGCGCGCCGTGGGCTGCTGAAAAAGCAGCAGCAGCGGCAAAAGCTGCAGCGGCAAAAGCTGTGGCGCGACAGGCGACACTAGTGGCGAACCAGGTAAGAACACAGGCGGACAATGAGCCCGATGAGGTCGAATTGCAGCGCCTTCGTGACGTTGCTAATTATAACGCCACGACAGGTTTGGGGAAACGTGCCAGTGCTCCTCTTTTTTGATATTTAATGCAGATATAACTCCTAGCAAATATAGTTATATTTAATTAAATTCCCGCTTAAAGATAGAAATAACTATGTTTAGCTACCTAATGACCGCGTTCACTGCCCTACTTTTCGTTGTGCTCACACCCGGTATTCTTGTAACTCTACCCTCCAAGGCGTCCGACAAGATCGTCGTTGCGCTCGTCCACGGTCTCATTTTCGCGCTTGTATACCACCTAATCCATAAGGCGGTTTGGGGAGCATTACACAAGTATGAGGGCTTCGACGACGAGTGCTTAGCGTATGATAAAGATGGTAACTGCATCGAGCATGTGGACGAGGGATTCGTAGTAAAATGCTCAAAATACGACGAGGAGGGCAATTGTATCCAAGAGGATGAGGATGACATGTAAGCGATACTGCCACACATAAAAAGTAAAAATTTGACACTGGTTTGGCTGAATTTCTAACAAGGTATAACACAATGCTTGTGCTCTACCTAGTTCCTGATGATCCGGCAACGAAAGAGATGTATCTCAAGCAGGCAACGGCATATATGGCGAAGCCTAAGGGCGAGCGCGATGCCGGTTTCGACCTGTTTTCCGTAGCGGCAACGGTGCCTGGAATGAGTCCAACGGCTGCCGGTGGCAGTAGCAGCGGCGGTGCTGCTGTCAAGGTCGGTCAGACCTGCCGCGCCGCGGTCTACGATCCTATGCTTGGTCGGTTCCGTGCCTACTGGATGCTTCCCCGCTCCTCCATCTCCAAAACCCCATTGCGTATGGCAAATTCGGTCGGTCTGATTGATGCCGGCTACCGTGGTCCCCTACTGGCTATGCTCTACTCTACGGGTGTGGATGTTTCAGTTGCGTTCGGCGATCGCTACTTCCAGATTGCCGGACCTGAACTACAGCCATTTGAGCGTATTGAAATTGTCGATACGATTCCTGGCGGGGCAACAATTCGTGGTGACGGCGGCTTCGGTAGTACCGGTCGTAGCGGTGCTGAGATTGTTGCGGCTGCGACTGCCGCCAATGCTCAATTCAACGGCGGCATAGACTATATTCGCTAGAACAGAACGGCGGTCTAAACATTTTTTGATTTGGTTTTGTAAATGGTTCAAAGAATACCAATGGAACTAGGCAACGCGTTAAGAGAACTTGCACGTCAGAATCCTTACGCCGCACCTGGTTACTTATGGAAAAATCCTTTCAATCCTAGGTCTAAGGGACGTCGTTGGACTCCACAGACATTAGAATTCTTCCAACGATGGCAACAATATGAACGGGAAAATCTAGCCGAGATTGCCGCTGAGTTTGAGACAGCAACAGTAGCACCTGTCACTAATATTTATTTACCTGAAGAACCGGTCCCTTTGTCGCCCCTCCCGTCGTCAACATAGGTAAGCCCGCGTCGCCTGCTTGTTCTGCGAGTTCCTTCTGACGCTCGTACTCCGCCGACCGCACCCAATGATCCCGTGAACCAATCTTAAAATCAGGATGCGGCTGCGCCTTGTACCAAAACACACAGTCCTCAATCTTATTTGTATGTGCGCCGTTGTGAATCACTAAACACTCGTAGTCCTCGGTACACTGATCCATAATCTGGCAAAACAGCTCAAATGTTGGGAAAATGCCGGCGAACTGCTCGTAAATACGGCGACGGGCGCTCACCTGATTCTCTCTCAGGATAAATACGTAATCCACTTGTCCTCGTAGGACTGGCGGAATACCCATCACGTACTGGATGGCAAGAATGTATAGGAGACCGTAGTGACGACCGTTCATAAACAGCGAACGAATCCACTTATCGTTCACCCACTTATTATCGTACAAGCAATCGTCCATAATGATAAATGCCTTGCGGTCGAGTTGCGATGACCCCCGCGCGTCTGTCTCCTTACGAATCTGCTTCGTAATCTGCTCCTGACGCTTGAGTACATTACTGACTGTCTGTGGCACCACCTCATCGTGAATGAATAGACTCGGTACCATTGAACCGTAGAAAGCGTTCGCGCCCTCAGTACCTGAGAATACAGTACCAATAGGAAACTTCTGCTTATACCACATTAAGTCCTTGATAAGCCATGACTTACCGGTTCCACGGCGTCCAATAAATAGGACGACACCATCATCCGGAACCATATTCATATTAAATTTGGAGAGGCGGAGGTTCATTGTGGGGCGGGGACCGCTACCACCTCCATCGCCCCCCATGGTCGGCAACATCGCCGTCAAACCCATACCAGGTCTTGCCGGAGCACTCATCTGTGTTGATACCTAATTCGGCCATTTTTCTTTTACCGCGTATCCGTGCTTTCTATGCGGAAAGTCTCTTAAATTAGACCCGGCACGGGGTTTAGAAATGCCTCCTAACCGAAATCGCGGACGCGGAGGTCCTGTTCGTGGCGCTCCTAGAGGGGGTCGTGGTGGTCGTGGCGGAGGCGGAGGAGGCGGAGGTCGTGGAGGAGGCGGAGGTCGTGGAGGAGGCGGAGGTCGTGGCGGTAGCGTTAGCGCAAGAGTTGCGCGACCTGCGATATCTGAACTACCTGAATCATTAAAACTCTTTACATCCCCTGCCACTTTACCCAAAATACTTCAAGAGACAATGACGGAATTTAAAAAGCCTCAACCGTACTTTTCAGCATTGGAAAAACTAGAACAAACCTACGAATCGTCACTTTTAGGATTCAATTCTTGCTGGCTCGGTATATCAGGTGAACTTGTTGCCGGTGTTGAACGTCAATCCGATTCTAGTTTTGAAGCGGCACTAAAACTCGTCGATGGAACGAAACGTGATATTTTCATTAAGCGTATTCATCTCGTCGATCCACTTGCCGCAATGGAGGGTGAATACGTTCTACCCGCCGATGGCGCCCTTTCCGCACCCAGCGACCTATGGAAAAACACTCTTATGAAAATCAATCATCCACTCAATGAAGCGTACGTTGACGCGCTTTTTGCCTTATACGCATCTAAGTTCGCCGAAAGCCGTATTTCACCCCATTGGTGCCTCTGCTACGGCACCTTTTCTGCTCGTGTAGATACCTATGTATATAATATTTCTGAAGAGTACGACTCCCTACGTAAAAAGTCCTGGTGGAAACCAAATCAACGCCTCGGTCTCTTCAAATATCAGGAAAGCGAAGATACAGCCGGTGAAAAGAAATCGCTTGAAACACTCTTTACCCAGCCAGGTGAAGCATTAGCACTTGACGATTTTATATCCGTCGATGCGGATACTGGAGTCTCTGCTACAGTGGAAAATACATTAACTGTAAGTGAGGAGGAACCGGTTATTCTAGAAGAGGCTACTGTCAAACTCACAAACCCGCGCCTACGCCTTAAACGTATAGATGGATCCGACGAAGGGTCAATGTCCGATTCTGGTTCTGGAACTTCTTACAATAGTGATGAAGTGGAAGAGTTTGTCGAATTTTCGAACTTTCCTGTTCAGGTATCACTGCTTGAGAAGGCTGATGGCACAATGGATACGCTTCTGGACGAAGAAGATGCCGATGATATCAGTATGTTAGAGACAAAGGATGTGCGCTGGGCGGCGTGGCTTTTCCAGGTTATTGCCGGTCTTGTGGTTGCGCAGCACTATTTCGGTTTTGTCCATAACGACTTACACACCAATAATATTATGTGGAACGGTACTGGTGTGACCGATGTCTACTACCGCGTTGTGAAAGGCAAGGAGACCTGGTATATGAAAATTCCCACCTACGGACGCCTGATGAAGATTATCGATTTCGGTCGCGCCTCCTTCACAGTTCCTGGGTGCGGATTCTTTATTTCCGACGCGTTTTTCCCTGGAAATGACGCTGCTACCCAGTACAATTGCGATCCGTTCTTTGACGAGTCCGAGGGAAAGCGAGTCGAACCAAATACGTCATTTGACTTATGCCGTCTAGCGGTTTCACTACTGGAATCGCTCTTTCCGGACCGACCTGCGAACTCGTCGCCCGTTAAGATTATGTCACGCGAGGGTTCCAAGCTCTACCCCGAAACGGTCAGTCCCGTTTACAATCTATTATGGGAGTGGCTCACAGACGACAGCGGAAAGAATGTACTTCGTACACCTGCCGGCGAGGAGCGCTATCCTGATTTTGACCTCTATCGTGCTCTTGCCGCCGATGTTCATAATGCTATGCCGAAGGTTCAGATAGAAAAGCCACTCTTTGCGCAGTTCCGTTGCGCCGCGAAAGATATTCCCACAGACACCCAAGTTTACGATTTGATTTTAACTGCCTAATAACAGAGAATGAACCGTTATTGGACAGCGAAGGTACACGCCATTGCTATCCTCTTACTTGTCATAGGAGGTCTGAATTGGGGCGTTAAGAGCTTTCTAGGCAAGGATTTCGTTACATACGTTACCGGCAAGAATGTATTTCTAGCAAACGCTGTATTTGCCGCTGTCGGTATTGCGGCACTCTTTGTCGCATTTAGCCGTGATACTTATTTACCGTTTCTCGGCGAGTCTATTGTACCGTGCGAAGTCCTAAAGGTCCAGACTCCCGAAAATGCCGACATCTCCGCTGATGTGTTAGTAAGCCCCGGCGCGAAAGTCATCTATTGGGCGGCAGAGTCGGCGAATAAGGATCTACACGAGGTCAACGACTGGCGCCATGCCTATCTTGAGTATCGCAATGCCGGTGTAGCGGTTGCGAATCCCTCTGGTATTGTAACGCTCAAAGTACGAAAGCCGCAGTCGTATACTGTGCCTATGAAGGGAAAGCTATCGCCCCATATTCACTACCGTGTATGTATGGGCGAGGGATTTATCGGACCCGTCAATACAGTCGGCTTGGACTCGAAGGAGTTCTTTGAGAATTACGTAGAGATGCAGGAGACAAAAGAGCCCGTCACGGAGAAGTCGGAGTTTAACTATGTCAAGCCCGCCGAGGCACTGGCAGAGGCGCGGCAGGTGACACTCCTAACACTCAACCGTTCACTGATGCCGCAGGGCGGTGCGCCTGACGAGGGCGACCTAACAGCCGGTACCCCCATTGACAACGCATTTACTGCCGTTGATACTCCTCTAGTTGGTGCGCCTCTCGATATGGCATTCACCGGTAAGGGAGTATAATAAAATAGAAACATTTCAGTATATGCTTTTAGCATATTATGAAAGTATTACAGTATTACAATATTATAATATCAAAGTACGCAATCGTTTATAGATCCGTCGGCGCATCACGGTTGCCACCGCGGCTGGCAATGAAGTCGCGCTGCTTTGCCGTCGTACATACACAGCCGCCACCGCAGCTATATGACGCAGGGCAGCACTCAGGCTTGCACTGGTTGTTCTTGAACATAAAGAGGTTATCAGGTCCGAGCTCAACATCGGGACCCAGTAGGGGCTCATTTGGTGCCGGTCCGCGCCAGTTGGAGAGACCATTCGCAGGCTTCTTCACAACATCATCATACGTGCCAATCGGCACGTAATTCTGACCAATCGGCGAGGCATTGTCCAGCATGTAATCCGCGAAGCCCTCCGCGCCGATAGGGTAGTTAGTAAAACCATTCACCATCAGTAGATTCGCCAGGAGGAGTAATGCCAGCATGACAAGAACGAATGTAATTCTGGGAGACATTTGCTTTAGTTATGGATTAGATTTTCTCCGTTGCTGTGGCTAAAGTTTCTAAGACCCAGTCATAGGTCTTATGAATGTCTGAACTTCCAACATCTGTGAAGTCGCGGACCTCAATAAACTGTCCGCCTTCAATTACTGTAAATGTACCGGACTCCGTAAACAGCTGATACCATATTTCCTCGGCGGGTTTTGTTCCGCATAGGCTGTGCTGTTGTAGCCACGTATCACCGACCTTCGTCCAATTACCGGATGACATATACGATGATTCACTCAACTTGACTGCATTGGTCACCTCCTCAGCGGCTAAGCGCACAACACCACGCACCAGTGTTTGCTTGCCACTGGCATCAATGACTGTACATCCGGGAATTATTCCACGAAGTTCTGTAGGTCCTAGTGCTGTCATTACGTGAGTTTTGCCCGTAAATCCTGCCTCCGACGTGAGACAATAAGGGCTCGGTTCCAAGTAGATCATGTTTGGATTTAATAGTGCGAACGCGCGCTTATTCCACTCTCTGAGGTCATCTATATCATTCTCTAACTCCTCCCAATCGGCAAATTCTAACGTACCGATCATTGATTTAACGGGAATACGCCGTGTAGAAGTAATAAAACAGTATACTTTACAGTGTTGCTGTGGAAGTCTATGTGCGTCTGGATGATTTTGTACCATCATTGGTTGCGTCGGTGTATGAATAATATGCGACCCGCTCACATGAACACCGTATAAATCATACATATCATCTGTATCCGTGTCGAATGCTAGAACACCCTGTACCGTTCCGCCATCCGCCAAGGTTTCACCAATTTTTATTGATTCAATCGGTTTTGTACTGTCTTTTGTTTCTACCTCCGTTCCCTCGGCAAAACAAAACACACCGGCAATACCGGTCATTTGGTCACTAAACTCCGACGGAAGTTCATTAATTGCAACCACCGCCATAATAATGAGCGCTAAAACTGGAAGGAAAATGAAGGGAAGCCATATAAAAATCGCCGCTACAATAATCAAAATTGTAATACACACATTTACAACTAAGTCGAACATACTTAACATTGTTTGTAGTGCTGAAAGACCCGACATAATACCCGCCACGGCAATCGCAAATGTCTTGCCAATCGCCGCGTGTAACTTCATAAACGTTGCTCGCAGGGCAGTCAATGTTCCCTGAAACCGATTCATAAACACCTCCGTCATACTATTGAATTGACTCCACATCGATTTGAGAAGTCCTCGCACGTTAAACAGTCCGCTTACAGTTTGATCAATCGCATCCGTAAGCATCTTAAAAATCTGCATTACCGGCTGCATGATTGTTTTCATTGTATCCGTCGCAAACGTTGAAAGTAAGTTATTGAAATTATCGAATGCAAATTGAAGCCGGGACCGAGGGTCACCATCAGGCTTATAGAAAGGTGCTAAGAAAAAGACAAATAATAAATTTTTATTGTACTCATCCCAGTGATCCAGAACCTCCTGTTGATTCACTTTCGCAAAAAAGTACAGAACGCCAACAAGGAGCGCACATGTTAGACCTGCGAAAGCGAACATCCTCTTGAATTGGGTATATGATTTCTACAATTTCTAGAACCGTATTAGAAGATTAATGACCGCAACACGCAAACATAGAGGGCAGATTCGCCGTGCGGCATATACGCGTAAGCTCAAGAATGGGCGCCGTATTCGTATTCCTGCTGGATGGATAAAAGATGTCGGTCGCAAGGGCAAAGGATATCGTGGTCCTAATGGGTCCCCCGGTATAGGTCCATTACGCGAGGGCGAACTATCACAGTTCGGTTATGCCAATGTTGTCAAGAAATCGGCGAAGGCTCGCCACGCCGCGTTAAAGAAGGCAGTCGCCTTATACGGTTCCCTATCTGTTCGCCGTAAACTTCAGGCGGTTGCCACCTACACCAAGCGCACCTCACCTGTTGCCAGCAAGGTCTTCAAATCCGATATTGCGTGGATTAAGCGTACACTTGCCTAAACGTATTTAAATATGTAGAAATCGTAGAATGGGTGGATCTTTTTCTATTCGTAGTTGGAACGATGTAGATGATACGAAAAAACCAGACTCGACCGCTGTCCCGAAGACAATAATTACTCGTCCTCCTGCTCCGCCGACACCATCTGCGCCACGCACTCCTCCTATTGTTCCTAAGGCTAAAGGGGGTAGCAAACGACGTACATATAAGAAACGAAAAAATCGGCAGGTTTGAAACACCCAAGTAAAATCACGGCTTCCAACAGAGGGATTTTCAGAATGGAAACATCCGATTTTGAAAAGATGGTTGCATGGAAAGAGGGTTATACACGAACTATAATCGTCTTTGCTATTGTTACAATTATAAACATTGCATTAGTGTTTGTAGCACTACAATTGAGTAATTTAGCAGATATTAAAAAGCATTTCGCAAACTACAGATGTAATCCACTATTTATGCCAATTGTAGGAAATTTCGGGTACGATCCAATGGATAATTTTAATTTTTGCGTACAGAATATCTTTAATGGAAAAGCTGCCGAAGTCTTCGCACCTATTTACAGTATATTAGCAACATTCCAAGGAGTGCTTATGACTGTTATAAATGCGGCTATGAGTATTCGCGGAATGTTTGCGAACTTTTTAAGTGGAGTAGAGAACTTCATAGCAAGCGTGCGCAATAAGATTCAATTCTTAATGAATAATGTCCGTATGAGTTTTATTCGTATTCTTAATTTGATGGGCAAAGTCTACGGTACTATGTTTGCCGTACTCTTTATGGGTCAGTCTGCTATGACTGCCGCGTTCAACCTTGCCGATAATGACTTAGTAAAATTTATATTTGAATTCTGCTTCGTGCCTGATACACAGGTCAAGATGGCAGATGGTACCTATAAGGCTATTTCGGAGGTTAAGATTGGCGATGTGCTGGCTGAAGTTCCTAACAATAAGGCGCCGGTTGTGACGTCGGTATTCCGCTTCGCCGGTAGCTCGACGCCAATGGTACGCGTCGGCGATGTGGTTCTGAGCGCTCAACACTACGTTTTGGCGGGTGAAGCAGGAATGGTGATGGCGGAGACGCATCCCATGGCGGTATGGGCGGGCTCGGTACCTGAACTTGTATGCTTAAACGTCGACGGACACAAATTCCGTGTAGGTATTGACGGGTTACTAGTAGCAGACTATGATGAGCACGATTCGGCGGCAGTTATTGCTCATACACAGCGCATAGCTGCGCGTGCATTAAATAGTGGCGATGGGGGCAAGGGCGAGGCGCCGGTGCTCGACTACAGCCTCGGTGTTGACGGAGATACCGAAGTTTTGATGGTGGATGGGCAGTGGAAGCATATAGATGCGATCGCGATTGGCGACGTTGTCAAACATTCAGGAAAGGTGCTCGGCATTGTATCTGAACAATGCCCGTCTACAATCGTTTCGCCATCGGGTATCATCTTCTCGGGCGCGCAACTCGTATACGACTTATTGGCGAATAAGTGGACGCGTAGTGCGAATATGTGGACGGCAGATAAGGCTGGAGGCGCGAAGACATTATATAGCATTATCACAATGAATTCTGGTGTAATTAGCATTCGCAAAGGGGAGGCGGTTGAATATATTCGTGATTACCGCGAAGCGCCTTTACCCGAAATGGAGTCAGCGTATGAGAAAGAATTTCTAATCGCTCATTAAATATGTCAGTTCCATCACAGGCTCCGCCCTACTACGGCTCTACCAGTGCCTATATCTACTATCCTGATCCTGCGTTGCCATTATCGACTGTAAACTTCTGCGCCCAAGATTGCTCGGTTCTATTATTCCGTAAGCAGCCTAACGATCGCTCAGCGTCCGATTCCGTTTCATTTAATTCGGGCAAGACGCTATATTCGTCGGAATCTAATAATTACAACGTATACCAGAATGTCAGTAGTGTAGGTATTGTATACACAAGCCCTCCGGGCGCAGGCACACCATTTCCCACCTTCCGCACCCATACTGACTATATCAAATATAAGCGTATGCAAACATTGCTCACAAAAAATTACGCAACCGATACGCAGCCTTGATTATAAAAAAATTGAATCCTCGATTTGTTTATTTGAATTCGCATAAAATGCCTGTTCAAGTTGATGCGTCCTATTATGGAAGCGACCTTGTTGTACGAATTCTACCCACGCGTAGGGTGGGTGCTGAGCGTACGCCCTACCATATTGCTCTGCTGCTAGATACCAGCGGAAGTATGGAGGGGGCACCGCTTGCCGCCGTTATTCGTACATTGCACCTGCTTATTGACCGTATGGAGGAACGGGATATGCTTACACTTATTCAATATGCTAGTACCGCATCGGTTGTTGTCGATTGTGCCAATATGAATCCCCGTGCCAAGACAGATATTCATCGTATTGTAGACCGGTTGACGGCAGATGGTGGTACAAATATGGAGGATGCAATTGAAGTACTCAGTGATATGAGTGAATCGCCTATTGATGCTGTTTTCCTAATGACCGATGGACACGTTAATACAGGAATTACAAACTCTGCGGGATTGCTACGGCTGATTGCGGCACGGCTACCAAGCGGAACGCCTGTCAATACCCTCGGTTTCGGCACGTCACATAATGCTCAGATGCTCCGTGATATGGCAGTGCGTAGCTGCGGCTCTTATACCTACGCCGATTCCGCCGAGCTTATTCCCGCTATTATTGGTGATATTGTCGGCGGTCTCATTGACACGGTCGGTTCAAATGCGTATCTTGCCGTATCGGCAGGTGGTTACTGTCTTGAACTTGGCATTGATACCTCGCGCCCTGAAGTATATAATGTCGGTTCACTCATTGCCAACAAACCCCAATGGGCTGTCTTCCGTGGTCAAGCCGCACCCGTTCATCTTACGTGGATTGAGGGAGGAATTCAACAAAATTGTGTCGTTAGCGCAACAGTAGGAGCGCTGGATATGATGGATATGGAGGAGCAGCTCCAGCGGGTTCGACTTGTTCACACAATGACGACTGTATCCGAGATGCTTGTGCGTCGCGACTATACCAGTGCTATCGCCGAACTCACCGGCGCAGAGCATCGTCTAGCGCTCTCACCTGCCGTTGGTCGCTCCTTCATTCTCCGTCTCCAAGCTCAGGTCGACGAAATGCTAGACGATGTTCGTCGGCAGCAGGAACCGATGGTCGATGAAGATGTTGATATGCTAACCCGAATGGTAAGCAATGTGACGGCGCTCGGTACTCAGCACGGCTTCTTCCTAAGCCGTAATACAACGGCACACGATCCCGATGTCGTTACATCTCCGTTTAGTACGCCGCATCAGCGCCAGGCTACGGCGGATATGACGCAACGTTTTCAAGAGCCTATCTAGATGGACGCGTCCGATACAATTCGCAAACTGAAGCAGCGGGCGATTTATGTTAACCAAAATGCGCAATATATCCTAAATAATCCTGGAGGTGACTGCGTTAGACAAAGCACCTGTTGCTATACTACTAGTAGCTGTATACGTAAGTTTCCCTCCTATGAAAATAAATACGACTATTTTTTCGGTATGAATATCTGTAATAGCACCTGTGCGGTGATTATGCCAACCGGTCAATCACAGCATTAGGTTTAGTTTGGGCATTTTTTCCTTCAGTTTGGTTAAATGTCTGACGTACTATCTGAAAAACCTCAGGCGGATCGTCTCAAAGAATCAATTGCGGTTTTGAAAAAACTCACAATTGATTTAGGTATTCCATATGTATCCCCCGAGGTCCAAGAACTCAAATCTCGGTTTGACGAGTATATCAAAGATGGTATATGCTGGAACGGAACCGTCAGCTTTGCCGCATACGGTCGTATCGCAACCGTAAATCTACCGCGTGGGGCAAAAAAACCGATTGAAGTGACGTTGAAGCAGTTTCGGATACCTAAGTGATGACGTACGGCAACGGATTTTGGACACGCTGTGGCTCCCCCTCCATCACCTCAATATCAAACTCTGCTAGATTCGCACCAGCCGCCTTGAGATTCTGTGTGACCTTATGCTTATACGCAATCATAAGTTCAAACGCATCATTGACAGAGTAGTGAGTATCATTGCCTGCGTGAAACTCGTTCACTAGCATACCTAGAATATAGACATTCTTATCGTAAAAGTAGATATCTAGGTTGTGCTTTGCAAGGTGGTCCCTCAGTACATTATAGCGGGGCTGGGCATCTTCCATAGGCTGTCGGTAGCCAAACATCGTAAAGGCTGTCTTTAGGCTAATAGGATATCCGATATACATTGTGATATTACAAATTGAGAATATATTTGATTTATTCTCAATTTTTGGTTGTTGGGATGCTTAGTTACTGAATAACATACCACCACGACCACCATACACCTTAAAGATATTCCAAATCGTCACGTACGCGTAGACATTTAAATTCGGCGGGGGTCCTCCACCCCGTGCGTTATTGATTGTAAGATAGAGCTCCTTGCGCGCTATCTTATCCCAATTCGCCGCCCCCTTCGGCATATACTCCAACCGGTCATTCTTCTGCCCAAATGCGTATGCGTAAATATAGCGATCAATCACTGCCGATTTCACAAAATACTGCGATGGTACCACTGAACGGAAGAAACTACCACCATCGTGGACAAAGCGCTCATACGAATTATAGTGAAGTGCCGCGCCCGCCAAAGGCTCTGAATATGACTGTTGAAATCCAGGCTTAATCTGCCAATTATTTACCTGGCTCGGCAACAAAATCGCATCAGGCCACCACGGAATCGTACAAGGATTTGGTAACGGCGGTGGTCCTCCATTTGGCTGCGATAACGGTGTAGGATAGAGATCCCTTGTAAATAGAAAATACGCATTATAATTCGCAGTTTCTGGTCGTTGTAAAACCCATATTAATTCCTTTGTAGGATTCGAATACGGAACATCCAAATGATATTCAGTTTGACCAAGGGTTTGCTCAACCGGAATGGCAAAATGTTGCTGTACCTGATATGTAATCTCAGCACTTCGAAACGCAATCGCTTCCTGTTCTTCTAACGATATATACTCAATCATTGCGTAGGCGGCGGTCGGCGAAAAACGGAGCGGCATTTGAATACCTGGAATAATGCCACCGCTTACAGGAGTTGTACCCATTGCGGCATTCATAGTATAAACCGGTCCCGTAGGTCCTTTTGCTAGATTTGTTTGCCAAAACGGTGACCCAGTAATCGGTAGCATAGGATTATACGGCGGTGTATAGGCAGGTGTATTTGAAAGTCCAATCGTGAGCGGATTGGCACGTGCTTCCGTATATACCAATTGATTCACAGGACGAAACGTCACGTGAATGCGTACAATATCATTTGCCAGAGCTTGAAGCGGCAAAGCGTGCGAATGAATACCTGGCTTTGAAAACCAAAATGGAATCGGTATATATACTGTTGTCGGGGTGGGGGTGAGGTACGTTGTATTTTTATATCCATACGCAGTACGCTTAATCATAAAATTTTTCGCAAGGGCAGATTCCGTTGTCTCATTTAGTTCGTCCAGGATTTCTAACAATCGCCCATCTAGAGTTTCTACTATCTCACCGCCAATCTCCAACTCTATCTGCTGAATCAGGGCGTGTCCTAAACAATTTGTCCAACCAAAAAGCGGTCCCAAGAAGTTTCCTAGATTATTTGGATCGATGACTTTAATATTTGGATTTCCATTTGCTGCCTGGATTGCTAACAATTGGGTTTGGTATATATCTGGCATTTCAACGACTATCATCACCCCGTTCACCAATTCGCCAATCATAGGAAGTGTGAGGCTGACGCGCTGACCGAACTCGGGTGTACCGTCGAAATCCACCTTATTCCATTGCGCTGCCCAGCGAGTCGTTTTATTGATTACATGAACAAACTGATGTATGTCTGGGTTGCCCTTAGG